TGAGGATGAAGAAGATGCACTTAGCTATTTTGCAAAATTAGCTGAAAATTAGAAAATACCCCGAAAAAAATTCGGGGCCATTTTTACGCCAGAGGTCGCTCAAAACGACCTCTTTTTTTATGGCGAAATTATGCGTGGATTCTCGGTTCTTTTTAAATTGTCTGTTATATATTGTGTTGATTCCTTATATGTCATCATATCATTCATATCTCTGAATAATGAATCTAATAATTCTGGTCTTAAAATATCAATATTTCTTTTTGCATCATTTAAATTTGTTTCATGTTCAAGAAATGTCACTTGTTTGATTGAAGCTTCAGTTTTTGTCACACCTCTATCTGTATATGTAATTGAATGATCAGACTGAACGTATAAACCCTCTGGTTGTATCAAATTGTTTTTTGAGTCGTTTATGAGTCGAGTTTCATAATGATGAACATTCGCTAATTCTTCAGCAGTGTATTTGGCATTTAAATATGTTAAAAAATCTTGATTGCCCATTGGCCATTCATCTCTTACATGAATGATATTATTTGTAATTAAAATAACCCAATCTAAATTTGGATCTCCATAAAAATCATCAGCGATCTGATCTGGTCTCTCATCATCCTCTACTGAATATTTTGTGAAATTAACAATATCACCAAAAATATCCTCACGCACTACAGCTCTCTTGAAGAGATTTTTAACTATCTCATAATCATAAGCAGATGTCCTATCATTACTTAATGATGGATAATTTAAATTTGGTAAATGTCTAAAGTAAGAGTTAGGTGAGTATGTCATATTAGTATCCTACGGATCCTTCTGGAAGTGATTCATGATCTGATTTATATATTGGTCTCAATTCAGCAAAGTTTAAACTCATCTTAACTGCGACTGGTTGAGAATCTTGATATGCAGACCAATAACCATTTGGAGCATAATCAACTGCGATTGTCCTTAAGGCGAGTCCGCCTGGACTGAATCTATTGACAGTATCTAAAATATCTAGATCTCCCTGTCCTCTTTTATATTCAAGTGTAAAAATATCAGGAGTGTATAAAAAAGTTGAGTTATTAAATTGAGGAGCCATTCCTAATTTCAACCATCGAATAATTTTTCTAATCTCTTCACCTTCTTCTCGACTTCTTGCAATCATTAAAAAATCAAAGTTGAAATCTCTTAAAACAGGCCCTTGAAATAATAATTCAGCATTTGGATTTAAAACTTTCCCTGATGCTCTTGCTAAAAATTCATCTTGGGATATTGTTTGTCCAGATGCTCTTGCCGAAGCTTCAGCTAATGATGCTGCAACGATAGAATTTTTGACATCTCCAAACTTAGTTGTTTTATCATTTGATAATCGTTTGTTTATTTTTTTAGCAACATCTATATCTGCTTTATCTGCTCCAGTATCACCAAAAAATTTACTAGCGACTGATGTTGCAGCTAAACCAAATATATTTAATTCACTTTCTCCCCATTCTGCTCCGTTTGTATCAACAACTTTTGGCATTGGTAAAAATACACTACCATCAATTTCACTACCTAACATACTATCGCCAGGCTTATTAACTTGATATTTTATTTGATTGTCTTTTACCGCTTGTTTATATTTTGTTGAATTACCACCCTGCGTGCTTTTATTCCACTCAAAACTAGGGTCTAATTCTGATTTTGTTATTGATGTTGCTGGTCTTGATCCTTGAATTGATGGTCTTTTATACTTATATTTGGTTATTTTCATATGATCCTGATTTGGATCTAGATCGAGAGGGTATGTATAATAATATGCAAAAGCTTTCTTTCCTCTACTTTCTTTATAAGCCGCATATGCATTAATCGGTGATGGTGCAATATTTTGATTAGTAGTTACGTTGTCCGCAGTTGGATAAGTGACTTTTTTAATATTCTTATCAATATTATCTAGTCTGTTATTTTTATCATAATATGCAAGTAATTCCTCTTCAGAAGCTATTGCTTCGTGACCATTATACCACGGTACGCCAGGCCTATCTTTATTAGCGTAAGCATCAGTGTTAGATTTATATGTTATATAATTAAAGTCATTCATCACATCGTCACTATTGACAATGTCCTCAAAAAGTTTACTTTTTGGATCTATGAGAACAGGATATTCACGAACGATTGTATTACCATTTACATCTGTCCCATTATAATTCCATATACCGATTATTTTGCCAGTCACAAAATCTTCTTGAAGGGCATATCCACCATTAATTTTACCTTTTTTACCTTCTGACATTAGTTTTTGTTGTAAATTCTGTTTCTTGGAACACTAATTCCTCTCATATCAACGAATTTCTCAGTTGGCAATTGTGCCACATCCGTCCATTCTGACTCTGGAATACGATATGGTTGACCTCTGACACCAGTGTAGAGATATTTATGTAAAGTTCTTCGAGGAACTGCAACTGCACCTTGAGCAGAGTTATTTAGTAAGCTCATTGCAAGTTCTTCTCTTTGAGTTAGTTTGACATAATGAAGATTGCATCCTAAGAAACCACCTGTTTGATATTCAATCACATATGACAACGGATACATGTCATAATATGGTTGTTTCGTTTGTGCTTGATAAGTAAAAAAATATAACTGGCCAGGGGTAAATCCACCTGTATCTGCAGCATCATCATCAAAGTTTGTTGATCCCAACTCATCAATTAATTCTTTGCGAAAGAATTCTTCATTGACTTGACCACCAACTCTATTCAATATGTTCTGTAGAATACTCATCGGATTCCTAATTCTTTCTCAGTCATAATTTTAAATTCTAACTTACGATCTGCACAAAACTCTTTCGCTGCTTTCCACTTTGCTTGATTCTTAACATAGGTCATTGATTCATTTATCAGAGTTTTTCTTGATTTACCTTTTGTCACCTTTGGTTCAAGTGTCTCTCTCATTGGTTTAACTTCAATCACTGATCTACGAATATTATTTTCTTTGTCTTTATATTTAATAAAGAAGTCAGGAAAATATCTACGAACACGATTCGTTGTTGGATCTAGATAAGGAATCCAGAACTCTTCAGATGCCCATTCAATGATATTTTCATTCAAATCGCAATAATTCATGAATTTTCGTTCCCATAAAGACCTATAAATAATGTTAGATTGATCACCCTTATATTTTTTGGGGTTAGAAGGCCTATATATTCCTTTATAGCTCATATATAATAATAACAACACAAATATATTTATCGTGTCAGAGAATAATTTATTCCCAAGAAAATCAGATATTTTTAAGAAAAGTGTAAAAGATGTGCAGTCTATTATTGGCCGCCCATCTTTAGATACTCTTTATCAAGTTACTTTTTCATTTGGAAATTATGAAACTTGGCTTCAGAGTGATGTAACAACGAGTACAAGAAGAACAAGTGGACTTCCATTTCAACAAAAAATGTCCATAATGTGTACCGAAGCAGAGATTCCAGGCACAACCTTTCAAACTAGTCTTGCAGTTGGTCATCATCAAGGTATTCAAGAAGAGTTTCCAAATCTTAGATCTTTTCCACCTCTTAATTTAACTTTTTATGTTGACGCTGAACATGTAATTCTTGAAGTTTTAGAATCATGGATGACTTTTATAAATCCAATTACAAACAATAAAAGAAATTTAAATGCGTATGGTAGATTTAATTATCCAGAAGATTACAAGGAAGTTATACATCTTACAAAATTTGAAAGAGATACTTTTATAGATGAACCTGATTCTAACTATCGTGGTGGAAGTGTTTCCCCAACCACAAAAATGTTGTCATATGAATTCGTGAATGTTTGGCCTACCAATTTAACATCAATGAGAGTTGCCTATGGTGACTCAAATGTGTTAAGATGTAGTGTGCAACTTGCGTATGATAGATTCTTTACTGAATTTAACTACTCTGACACTAATCAGGCTGTTGAGGGTACTGCTTGGGATCTTCTCAATAGTAAAGAACAATCATCTAGACTTTCTTTAAGGGAAAGTTACATGTATGGAAATAGTTGGCCAGAAAATGGTGCATCTAACGAAGGACAAAGAGCAAATTATGAAAAGCAAGAACAACTGAAAAATTGGCCTTGGTGGAAACCAAAACCAAGAACAAAGTTTCATAATAGAGGCCGCTAAATAACCAGAAATTAATTTATTATGCCATTACCAACAATCACGACTCCAACTTATGAGTTGAACCTACCTTCAACAGGTAAAAAAATTAAATATCGACCTTTTCTTGTTAAGGAAGAAAAAATATTAATTTTGGCTCTTGAATCTAGAGATCAAAATGAAATTACAAATTCTGTAAAAGATGTATTGAAGAAGTGCGTGATTACAAGAGGAGTAAAAATTGATGATTTGCCTACCTTTGATATTGAATATTTGTTTTTAAATATTCGAGGAAAGTCTGTTGGTGAATCAATAGATCTAATTGTCACATGTGGAGATGATGGAGAGACTGAGGTTTCAGTCAATGTTCCTATTAATGATATAGAAGTCATTACATCAGAG